ATTGCTTGAACACGCGAAAGGTCATAATCAATAATGATGGAACCATCTTCGGACCATTCTCTTGCCAGCCCGTGGTTATAACATCCTTTCAAGTCGTCAAGGTAAGGGATAACTGTATCTAACCAAAAGATTAAACGAGCAGTTTGAATGTTGGCGAGTGTCGCTTTTTCATAATGTCCGATCAAAGGAGGCGGAACGCCGAACGTTGAACAGATCCTTTCAACCGTCCACACTTGTCCTTTAAGGAAATCTAACTCTGCCGGCGTTTGTGATGTCCGTTGCCATTTAGCTTCGGCACTAAGGACAAGTGGCGTTCTTGCATTGTCCGGACCGAGATAACTTTCGCGGATACTTTCACGGGCGTCTGTAACTTGATCTTGGCTCATTGATTGATTAAAAGAAATCACTCCGTCTGGAACGCCACGGTTTTGCAGTCCGACCTTATTGAAATTCATGGATTCAACATCAATGTCGATTGACTTTGATCCGCATTGCATGGGGGAGATACCCCAAAAAGGGTTCGCCGGATTGATGAACATGAAGTGGATAATGTCTTCAGGGTCAATCTTATATTTTGCACTTCCGATTGAATACTGATAGTAGCTAAGATAGTTTGTAACAGTGTAAACAGGACGGATGAAATCAGGGCGAATGATCCAAAGTTCGGCGGGTTTACCTGCAACACGAACTTTGAAATAGAAAGCATTGCCGCCAAGGTTCAAGTGTGACGTGATCATTTCCGTCTGGTCTTGGAACGTTGCAAAGGGATTAGGCCACCGAAAGAGTTGTGAAATCGGATGATCATAGTTCGTTTCAAATGTATCGCCTTTTCTTTCTCGAACGATCCACGGAACGGAGGCCGCGGCCTTCATTAGCTTGGTAACACAGGCGTAAACGGCGTCACTTACCTTATACCCGTTTTTCACGGCGTTTTCTGTGGACCAATCAACAAAGACCGGCTGATTGTTCATGCTGGTAGGGATAAGCGGAATGTCCGGTAGTTTTTCAGTTTTGCCTTTGATGAATTCAGGTTCGCCACGGCTGGCGTAGTCGGTGCTGAGATTGAATGTTCCAATTTGCGTGCGTCTTTTGATTCGTTCCCAGAGAGAAAGGGGTTCTGGCATTTGGACCTCACTCGGAAGGCGTTTACCAAAACGGACAATACAGGATTTTTTTATACTTGACAACCCTTTTTTGTTGTGTAATTATCGTGCGGAAATTTGGGAGGATGCGATGCAAGTCAAATCCGGACCGGTTGAATTTAAAATTGACCAAGATCGCAGAACGTTCGAGGGATATGCAGCGGTTTTTGGCAATATTGATGAAGGTGGCGACCGGATAAAGCAAGGTGCGTTTAAGAAGACTCTTTCGGAACGTTTCCCTAAAAAAATGATCAAGACTTTATGGCTACATTGTGATCCTCTCGGCATGCCGCTGGAATTTAAGGAAGATGACCACGGCTTATTTTTCCGGTCGTCTGTTTCACAAACTACGCTTGGTAATGACTCCCTGGAATTGATGCGTGATGGAGTTGTAAACCAAATGAGTTTTGGTTATGATATTATCAAAGCAGAAACGACTGTTGAAGACGAAGAGGAGATTCTTGAATTAATCGAATTGAAACTATTTGAGATTTCCCCTGTCCTTTGGCCGATGAATGAACAGACTGCTATCACAGCCGTTAAGGCGCTTATCTCGGCGGCGCCGTTGCCTGAAAACGTTAAGGCATTGCTTGAATTGGCCGCACGTTTGGGGACGGAGAAAAAGACTGATAAACCCGCCGATAGTGATTCTGACATTCTACTTATTAAGACAGAACAGGCGGCGCAAGAATTTCTTGCGCGCCTTGAAGACATGAAGGCACTCGGGACTCAGCCGGGCAAGTCCACTGAGGGCAGCGAGCCGCTGTTATTGTCTGAAATTTTTGCTCCGTTTTGTGCTTTGACAAAAGAGTTTCAACTTCATTCCTAACGGAAGGAAAAGACAATGGCAGCTACCGAACCGACAACGCCGACCACGCCCCCGGATCTTGGTAAACTGGGTGAGCAAATTCAAACGACAAGTGAGGAATTGACAACGCTGATCAAACAGCGTGATTCCGAGATTAAGAAAAACGGTGAAGCGACCGAAGCAACGGCGAAGAAGTTGGATGTCACCGGCGAACGCCTTGAGGCGATGGCGACCGATGCCAAGACCGCCGGCGAAGCGATGGAAGCGCAAAAGAAGCGCGTTGACGAAATGGAAAAGAAGTTCAACCGACCGGGCTTCAACAACATGGAAATTGAACAGGCCAAAAGTCCCGGTCAGGCGTTTGTTTCAAGCGATGCCTATAAAGGAATGCTCAAATCCGGTAAGTTCATTTCGGATCGTGTGCAGGTGAAATCCTTTTTTGCCAAGGATGCCGCGCCTCCGGGTGTGGTGACAACCGACGCCGGCAGCGCCGGTGCTTTGATTGTTCCGATGCGCGTTCCTGAAATCATCATCCCGCCGCAACGGGCAATGAGGATGCGGGATTTGATCACCGTTGCGAACACGACTTCACCGACGGTTGAGTACACGGAGGAAACCGGGTTCGCCCCGTTGTGGACTGAGACAACGGCAGACGCTGTTGCTGGTGATACGGCGATTGTCGTTGATACCATTTCGGGAATTTCTGCAACGCAGACGATTAAGATTGGGACCGAAGTTCACACGGTTGCATCCGTTGTTGCGGGGACAAACACGGTCAACATTGATCCGATTTACGGCCTTGCTGCTGATTGGCCGGCGGGAACAGATGTTGTTGCAAACGACGTTAATCCGACCGCAGAGGGTTTGCTCAAACCGCAGATGAACGTTAAATACGAACTGAAAACCATTTCAACCAAAACGATCGCTTCGTGGATTCCGATTTCCAAACAAGCTCTCGCCGACGCCGGACAACTGGAATCGGCAATCAACACGCGACTTCTTTACACGCTGGCGCTGTCCGAGGAACGGCAGATCCTTTATGGGACCGGCGCCGGGCAAGATCTTCAGGGTATTCTCACGAATGCCGCGATTCAAACCTATCTGTGGTCTGCCGGTACGGTTGGTGACACTCAGATTGATGCGATTCGCCGGGCGATGACCTTGGCGCGGTTGGCTGAATATCCGATTGATGGTGTTGTTCTCCATCCGACGGATTGGGAAGCAATTGAACTGCAAAAGGGAACGACCGGGCGGTACATTTGGGTTCAAGTTTCCGAAGGTGGCGTAATGAAGGTGTGGAAAGCACCCATCGTTGACACCACGGCAATCGCCGTCGGAACGTTCCTGACGGGCGCAATGAAACTTGGCGCCACGTTGTACGATCAGCAGTTGGCCTCAATCGACGTTGCCGAGCAACATGCTGATTATTTTGTTCGGAACTTACTTGCCCTTCGTGCCGAGGAACGAGTTGGGTTTGCAACCTTCCGGCCTGAAGCGTTTGTTGACGGGACGTTTGATCACGCGCCGGTGTAATAAGGAAGGCACCTTGCGAAACAAAGAAAAACGGGTAATGAAATGTCAAGCCCTCCGGTCTGTTCAAGGGCCGGGGGGCCTCTACCGCCGTGGCGAGATTTTGCATTTGACGCAAGACGAAGCACAAAAACTTGCGGCGGAAAAGAAGGTAAGAATTTTGATGCACACCGGACAGTCTTCGGGGGCGTCTGGTGTGAAGTTTACGATAGGCGGATAGATGGCTATTCCTTACACGGGACCAATCGTAACCAGGCTGATTTTTACAGCCGAAGAAATAAAGGACTGGCTTGGATTGGATGTTGATCCGTCTTTGGTTACAGGGACCATTGCAATGTTGGTTAAGGCTGCGAAACAAATGTCAGACGAATATTGCAATAATCCTTTTAAGAAAGCGGACGGAACGGACCTTGCTATTCCCGAAGCCGTAAAAACCGGCGTCCTGCAAGTGTTGACCGATTTGTATCAGTCATGGGTTGAAGCAAAAGGTGGTGGAACATCAACGGGCGTTGTTGTTGCACGAAAGACCGGCGATATGTCCGTGACTTACGCCAAGCCGGGCGAAACGATTTCCTACATAAGTGATTTGTCACAACTGGCAAAGAATCTTTTGAACGTTTACCGCTTAACGCCGTTTTAGGAAAACGAATGCGACCGAACACGACAACCGACGATCACAAGGGGCAGGACAAGCTCCTAGATGCGCTTAAATTTTTGAATCTTCGTGCAGTCGAAGTCGGCATTTTCGGCGGAGTTAATCGGCGAAAAAGTAAAAAGTATCCGAAGCGCAAACGTCCGGCAAAGGGAACGCCGATTGCGTTGTACGGTGCTGTCCACGAATATGGCTCACAAAACGGGCAAATTCCTGAAAAGTCTTTTCTCCGGTCAACTGTGGATCAAAACCAGAAACGTTATGATCAGCAGTTTGAGCGCGGAATGGGTGACACGATTACAGGCAGACAATCGGTTGATGAAGTGTTGACAACGTTAGCTGAAATCACAATCAAGGGTGACGTTCAAAAGAAAATAACTGAAATTCATCTTATTGACACCGGCGCTCTACGAATGGCAATCAAAGGAAAGGTTATTCGAGGGTTTCTTGCATGAGTGAAGCAACTGAAAACATCAAAGCCTTCGGTCAACCAATCGTCGTGACACGGACGGCGCCGGGTGCTTATGGCGATGATGGTGAATGGCATCCGTCCGTTGATCCGCCGGTTGTGACGACAACGAAGGCAAGTATTCAACCATCAACCCCGAAAGAACGTGAGCTTTTGCCGGCGGCAGTTCAAACGGAAGAAATAATGAAGGTGTTTGCAACATATCCTTTAAGAACAGACGACGAAGAAAGCAGCACCGTTGCCGATACTTTTGCTTTCAAAGGACGGCAATACAAGATCATTGCTGCGAACAGATACGAGATGGGAACGCCCCTTGACCACACAAAAGCGTTCGCCGCTTTGATAAAGGAAAGTGCATGACGACTTGGGCCGATACTAAGCGCGGAATTCACGATTTCATTGTAGCTTCAACCGGGCTTGCGGCGAACCGTGTTCTGTGGTCCATGCAGGGCAAACCGCGCCCTGGTCTAGATGACTATATCGAATTGAATGTTGGCAATATGTTGGGCGTTGGCGGTGGTGACGATGAAATC